CACATACTTGCCTTAGATGATGGCAACTATGCGGCTCAGCCAAACAATAGACTAATATGGGATATACCATCTTTTACAGTTAAGGATGAAATTCCAGATTGGAAGGTGCAAACTTCAGAGTGGAATGTAGAAGACACTAGGAAGTGGAGAACAGAGGACACTGACAACTTCTTCTACGAGATTGAGGAAAAGAAAAATGATTAAAAAAATTAAAGAAAAAATAAAAGCTATGTGGAAATGGTATGTTTCTTGGCTTTTTGATTGGCAAAATAAAAAATGAGTAAACCATTAAAAATTTCAGAGCAGGCGGCCGTGCAGATGCCTATGAAAACGGTTGCCTCTCTGATTATGATGGTTGCAATCGGGACCTGGGCTTACTTTGGTTTGCATGAAACGCTTAACAATCATGCTACAAAAATAGAATTAATGCAAAAAGATTTAGAACAAAACTCAGAGTTTAGAATTAAATACCCACGTGGAGAACTTGGTCAATCATCTGGGGAGGCGGAGCTCTTTATGTTGGTGGAACATATGGCAGGGTTAATAGAGTCTATGGATGAAGAACTTAAGGGTATGAGAAATAATAAAATTAATATAGATTTTTTAAAAGAACAAGTTTCAAAACTACAGAAAGATGTAGAAAAATTAATTAGAAATGGAAGTGGACATTAATGAAAAAAGATAAAAGTAAATTATCAAAATTTGAATGGGTTAAAAAAAATATAGTAATTGTACCTGTAGTAGCTGCAATACTAGCCGGAACATTTACATCAGTCAGATATGTATTAAGTTTAACTGATACTATTGAAGCAAATAAACAGACCATTGTTAACTTACAAAGAGATTTAACAGTAGCAGAAGATAAATTAACTGAAGTCGCTACAAGATTATCTGCAGCTGAAGCGACGTGGGAAATGGCAGAAAATTTATATAGACAATTAGCAGACCAGGTAAGAGAACATGCATACGATATTAAAGATCTTAATCGTTAGTTTTTTATTTATTACAGCAGCCGAGGCCCGTAATGAATACTTAAATGATGGAACAAACTCATGTGACCAGGGCAGTTGGGAAGCATACTCTGAAGTTAGACAACATGAATATAAAACTGGCACAAATGATGAAAGCCAAACACAAGTGTTAGGTTTTAGATGGAGAAAATCTATTGGTGCTGTGTGTGATAAACAATTTGCAGATGAACAAAGATTAAAACAAAAATTAAAAACACAATTAGAACTTGTTAAAGAATGTAAAAGAGTGCCTAGAATTAATCCACCACCACCTGCATTTGCTGAGTTAATTAACATGTGTATACAACTAGGTGTAATGCCTTCTAATTCTTTTAGCGGCAGAGATTTTGATCCAAAAGTAAGTTATTGGACTGTATTAAAGGAAAAATATATGAAGGAAAACCCTGATATTATTACATTAGATAACTATAAGGAGAAAAAATGATAGAAATGGTATTTGCACTTTTGCTATTGCAAGATCACAAAATTATAGAACACCGTTATCACGACACTCTTAGTTCATGTCTTAAAGCTAAACGTTACGCTATGAAGGACAAAAGCACTAAGGATAGAGTTGTCTATAAATGTATTCAATCTAAAGCAAATATAGAAGTGTACATGGGGGAGAAAAAAATTCTTTCATTAATATTAGATTAATGATAAAACTTAATAAAAAACGTAACCCTGTGGCACGACAACTTAGACATTTTAAGAAAAAAGTGATAAAGAATAAGAAAGCATATGACAGAAAAAAACTTCATAAAGTTTCACACAGAAATAGTTAACGGTGTTTGTCCGACTTGTGATGAATACACAATGTTGGTGGGAATAACCAGATGTTTTTATAGATGTATAACTTGCGGTGCAGATTTAGAACAACATGTAAATGGAAAGATAAGTTACATACCTCAGTTATCTAAAAATACATTACAATCAAAAGTTAACGAATATTTTGGTTATGGCGAAAAAAAGTAAATTTGGTGTAAACACTTATGTAACAAGGTCAAGACCAAAAATAGGTAGACATAAAAAACGTATGAGAAAGGATGAAAAGCGTAATTATAAAAAATATCGTGGTCAAGGAAGATAATGAAAACAATTATACAGGATAACTTTTTAAATACAGAACAATGTATGTGGTTAATAAGACAGTATGAAAGTGTTTCTTATTATAGAAATAAGGCAAAAAAACCGATAGAAAAGTTTAATTCTTATTATCCTTGGAATCATGAATATAAGGGAAAAAACACAATAGGAAATTGTCCTGGTTGGTTAGTGAATAGAATAAATAATTTAGCAACTGAAATAAATGGTTCAGTTATAGATTGGATTGAAACTGTAAAATGGTACTCTCCTTGTGTTGGTCAACGTTTACATGTTGATGAGACTTCTGATGAAACAACTTTATCGTGTATAATTTATCTAAACTCTAATTATGATGGGGGTCAAACTTATTTTGAAGATGGCACAGTTATTATGCCGGGGACTGGAAGAGCTTTGTTTTTTGAGGGTCAACATCTTAAGCATGGAGTAACAAACTTGGACCACGGAACAAGATATAACATTTCTTGTTGGTTAAAGAAAGGTTGACAACTATCCTTAAATATCCTAGATTAAAAATATGAAAGAAGATTTTAAAATTTTTAGAGAACATAACTATGTTTCACTTGGTCCTTACTTAGGAGTATTTAAATTAGATCCTTTATTTGTTAAAAAAATATTAAAATTAGGAAGAAAATCTAAACATGATTATAGCGAGGCATTAGCTGGACAAATACAAAAAGAAGTAAAAATAGATATAGAAAAAAACTCTTGGGTAAGAAATTATTTAAACAATTATGTTTTAGCTTGGATAGACGGCTATAAACAATATGGATATGACGTCACACATAAAAATTTTGCATTTCGAATTCAAAATATGTGGATGAATTTTATGAAAAAGGGAGAATATAATCCTGTTCATATTCATGAATCTTGTCATTTATCTTATGTTATTTTTGTTAAAATTCCAGAACAACTTACAAACACTAAATTAACTTATTATAATAAAACCAAAGGAACAAAAGGTTTTACGAATTTTTATTTTGGAGAAAATTCTTGGGATACTGTTTCAACAAGATCAATTGTTCCAAGAGAAAATGTTTTATTAATGTTTCCTGCTCAATTACGTCATTCAGTTGATGCTTACGATGCTAATGTAGAAAGAGTGACAGCAGCAGGTAACATTAAATTTATTAATTTAAAACCACCTATTGATGATGCTTCTGCTCCATTATCTGATTATCAATTTAGAAAAAATATTTAAATGAAAGAAAAAATAATAACTATAAAACCAAAAGGCATATCACAGAAACAATGGTCTAGTTTACTGTTAGAATTAAACCTTGTCAAACAAGCATGGAAGCCATATGGTGTTACACTTGAAATAACTGCACCTGGTTTGAAGAGTGTTTTGTATTATGGAACAAGCACAAATGAGAAACACAAACGAACTAGATAGCATAGCTATCCTTTGGAATAAAACAAAGGACATAAAATATAAAGAGCTTTGGTACCAAAAAGTAAAGGAGTGGCATGGCAAAAACATTAATAATATTAATACTTCTGTTCGATGGAACGTTAATACAAGAAAGATACAACTTAACAAGAGAGATGTCAGTGCATGAGTGCTTGCAGTATGGCGATGATCATAGAGAAGCTATTGCAGAATACAAAGAATTTAAAAATACACTTAAAAATGGATGGTATTTAAAAGATGGTCGTGGAACTTTTCAAGGCTATATGTGCGAGTAGTTTTTTACTATTACCTGCTGTTTTTTTATTGTTAGTGTGGAATCAAGAAAAACCTACCTCATTAACTAATAAGGAAAAAAATGAAGTAGGTTATGGTGAGAAGATAAAATCTCCATAACATAATTTAGCCATATTGTCAAATCGTCTCACTCGGTGTGCAAGTAAACTTAATATAAATTTGATGTTTATTAGCATCCTCTCTACCTATTTCTTTCATTTTATTTTGAGATTGTTCGTAACCAAACATCATACAATCATAAGTAGAATTAAAAGTTTCAGGCCATTGATATGGTGCCATGCAAGTAGCCTCAGTATAACTACACAGTATTAATGTTAATAAAATTTTCATTGACAATCCTATAATATCACCTATATTAGGCTCTTAAATTATGAAAGGAAACACGCATGACTGACATGAGTAAATATAAAAATGTTTCTCTAACAAAAGAAACA